ACAAATCTAAGCCGTCTATATAGGTAGACTCCCACTCTTTACGAGCGTTCTTGTCATTGTTAAAGTCGTCCATCAAATCAGCTACTAACGAGGCCATATCCGCCTCATCCATGTACTCCGCGAGGTTCGCATCGAACCCCGGCTCTTGTTCCATCTCTACATCAACCTCAGTCTCAATAGGATCCATCGGATCCCCTATATTAACCTCTATTGGCGCTTCATCATCTTCTGTTAAAAAGGGACTTTGCGGTTGCATCGCCTTAAATATGTTGTTTGGAACTTCAGCCATTGATGGATCCTTAAGTTATTTGTTCGTTAGTAGTAGTTAGCTCGTTTCTTATACATCCAGCTATCTTCATCAATATCCTTATCTTTAGCAGATCCAATAAAGCCCCCAGATCTAAACCTAGCAAGAGCTAAAGTTACAGCATCCACAAAGTCATCATTCCTACCTGCTGGAAACGAGGCAATCTCATTAATTACTTCATCAGCCCATCGAGTAAGAGGAGCCCATACTTTACCAGAAGCAAAAATATCAGCCACCGCATTAAGTCTTGATATCTTATCTTGTCCGCGTGAAGGTGTAAACTCTTGTACAGGAATGCCCATACGTCTTAACTCGTATATTAGCGGTGCTCCTGAAGCTTTCTTCTCAACAATAACGCCGTCAGGCTCCCACTCTTGATAAAACTCTAAAGTTCGTTGCTTTAAATCAGGGAACTCTAAGCGTTCTCGCCAAGCCTCTAAAAGTATTAAATTTGGTTGATCTCCGTCTTCAGGATTGTTCCAAACACCAAATATCACAATGGCACTATAGTCAGCACTGGTCTTTTTCTCAAACGCCGTATCCATTGACATCAACAAAAAGTCACAATCAGGGGGATCTTTTTCCTTCCATTCTTGCCACCACTCTCTCTTGATTATGGCTGTTGCTTCTGATGTCGGTTGTTGTTGATACTGCGCTTGCCATTTACTTGCTGGAATTTCGTTACGTACAGCTTCAAGTTCTTCAATGTTCCAAAACTCAGGCCATAGTGGCTTGCCACTGGGTAATATAGCAGGGAACTCAACAACCTCCCATTTATCTCCGCCATTCATAGCAGAGTGCTCTAAAATCTGCCCTGTCAGGTCTCTCATGGACCATCGGGTCATAACGATAATAATGGCTCCCCCAGGTTGTAACCGCTGTCTTGGACCTGATGAATACCAACTAAAGACCTTATCGTAAACTTCAGGGTTAAACTGAGCTATAACGGCTTCGCCTTCTGAATGAGGGTCATCAATAATGAGCAAATCAGCACCCCGCCCAGTAACGGTACCGCCAACACCAGCAGCAAAGTACTCGCCATTAAAGTTTGTATTCCAGCGTCCCGCTGCCTTGGAATCCGTGCGGAGCTCGACTTCTGGGAATATTCGTCTGTATTCATCTGAGTTTACCAAGTTACGTACTTTACGACCAAAACCCTCAGCTAACTCAGCAGTATTGCTTATCTGCATTATCTTTTTCTTAGGAAACTGCCCTAAGAACCACGCGGGTAATAAATAAGACGCAAACTCAGACTTGGTATGCCTCGGCCCAAGATTAATAATAATTCTTTTCTTTTCCCCACGAGCAACAGCCTCAAAAAGCTTTGCTATACGCCTATGGTGCGCACCACTAATAAAGTCAGGCCACACTGAATTAACAAAGGCTATATAATCTTTTCTGGCATGGGCTCTTTCTTTACGGGTGTTTAGTTCTTGTATAACGTCTAATAAAGCTGCTTTTTCCGCCAATGGTGCGGCACTAATAAGGGCATCAAAATCTTCTGGGCTAAAGTCCTCAAACACCTACTACCGTCCCTTCAATAACCTTTTCGTCTGATTTATTGAGATATCTTTGCATTGCTTGGCGTAGGGTCTTCTCTAACTCGTCACTTGTTTTATGGGTAATGCTAAGTTCTGTTTTCTCCACCATGAGGCCCACGGTGCTGGTTTTAGCTAGAGTGTCTAGCGCAGATTTACTTATTTTTGGATCGGGATCATTAGCTTGTTGTACTAATTTAGTCAGAACGAAGTTCTGCCATTGTCCCTGTGTTGTAGGCAAGTCAAAGTTGTATTGCCCGAAGTGCTTTTTTAAATATTTTTCAGCTGCAAGTGATGGGGCACTTGTTAATTTTACGCCTTCTTGTGCGGTTTTCTCCGCCCATTTTTTATCCTCTTCTGTTGGAAGCAAAGGTAAGTCGGCAGGGTGATTCAGTTCTTGAAATTTTAGATCCGCAAAAACGTCTTGTGCGTTAACACTAGGTACACCTAGAGGGATTTCAAAGTCATCTGTAGTTTTATTTTTTGTCATGTTCGCAGAACTCGGAGTTCAGATGGTGGAAGCGTAATGTATACAGGACGGGATGTCAATGAAAATTTTTATATAAAATTTTTTGGTTTTTGTTTTAAAAAAGGCATGGGGGGTGTTTTGTGGAAAACGTAGTTTTTGTAGGGTAATTGTGTTTTGGGTTTACATTAGTTTTTGTGGGGTAATTATGTTTTGAGATTTTGATGGAAATTTTGGGATTAAGTGAGTGGAATATAGTTTATGCCAGATCCAGGGACGTTAAATGCCAGCGGGGGGTTACCCCATGGGTGGGGTCAGCAGAGCAGTCATTCTGCCCAGGCGACTGAGTTTTGACGTTAACCACGCTGCATAACGTGTATCAATTTATTTAAAATATTTATTTGCTTTTATTGTTTTAGTCTGTTATATTGTAGTTGTCATCGGTGATGCACCGATTGTTTTTAACTTAACTAATGAGAGTACTACAATGAATAAAACAGAATTAATAAAACACTTAAACACTTTAAGAAAAAACAATAAGAATGCTTGGGTTTATTGGAATGGTATTTATAACGGCCATACAGTAAGCTATAAAGCATATAAAACATGGGTTCAGTACTTAACAATTGACGGGTTAAAACATTCCAGCTTATGCGATTGTAAACCTACTCAATATATAGAATTTTTACAAGAGGTTTTATAATGTATAACTTAACTATAAAATCAACATGGACAACTATCAATTCAATTCTTGATATGCCAAAACTAAGCAAGCCTAGCAAGATGCCTTGCTATTCCATGAGTATTCCAGCTCAAGCTTGTAAAGTAGGTTCATTATTGGCTCAAATAGCTGGAACGGTTTGCTCAAACTGTTATGCTTTAAAAGGCATGTATGTTTTACCGGATGTTAAAAAATTAAGGGAACACAATCTTAAATTGATTCAAAATAACCTTGATCAATGGGTAGCTTATAGCATTATTTTAATTGGCAAGTCTAGTTTAAAAAATGGTTACTTTAGATGGTTTGATAGTGGCGACTTACAGGATGTTAATCATTTGAAAGCTATTATCAAAATAGCTAATGAACTTCCTACAATTAAATTTTGGCTACCTACAAAAGAACACAACCTATTAAAGGATGTTTTTATTCGTCAAGGTATCCAATGCCCTGATAATCTGATAATCAGATTAAGTTCAAACTATATTGATCAAGCACCGAGTACTGATAAGTTTTTGACTAGTACTGTATATTCCCATGGCAATCAGCCAATAGGGCAAGTTTGTATTGCACCGAGTCAAGATGGAAAGTGCTTGGATTGCAGGGCTTGCTGGAATAAATCAATACCTACTATCTCATATGCACAACATTAATCAAGGAAAAATATCATGAGAAACGAACCTAAAACTTCTATTTTAGCTTTTAAACCTAATCTAAAACAATTGAAAAAAATTGGCAAATTTTGTCATGTTATAAGATTAAAGGATAGTTATGGAATTTACGCATTTAATTGTCGTAACTCTTACGAACTACATATTTATAAATTTAATTTGATAACCTAAGCAAACCAATTTAAAACCGATCCAAGGGGCTAACAAGCCCCTTTTTTATGCCTGATAGTTTAAGCAGTCATACTCTACTCAAACCGCCAATTGAGCGAGGTAGCACATTCTTTATTGAACGAAAAAGAAAAAGTAATACTCAGACCTAGGTTTTAAATTATCGGGGCTTAAATCGATTATTTTTATGTCCACACGCATTGAATGCGATCTGGTAGCATTGGCACGGCTTTAAATTATATTTTATAGTGTTACAGCCTACGGTCTGCTTGAATTAAGTAAGCTTGTTATGTATGTTTAAAAGTGGCTTGTACAAAAAAGGCAGTATGGCAATTTGATGGCAACACCCAGCAGGGGCTGGGGCTGGGGTTATTTGTTAAGTTATATTATTATTATTAAAATATATATATATATATATTCTAGACTTTTTAAAAATTCAACCTTACTAAAAGTAGGGTTATTTGGAGTTATCAATTTTTCATTCTAAATATAAGAACACTCGCAGAAACTTAATTATTTTATCATTCCCCCTAAACATTCCCCCACACCCTGCGTACTTTCTACATTCCCCCACCTCATTGACAACACCACTAATTTGTACTTCCCAATTCTCAACGACGTTACAAAGCTTATTTTTTCAATCACAGATACAGTACGGCAATACATGCAGAGATTGTTAAGGTAATTAATTATTTTTTTGGCAGCGAAAACCTCTACAACCCGCATGAAACCTGGATTCTTATTCTGTAGGGTAAATTATTTTTATTTTTTATGATGCTTACATATTGACATTGATGTTTAAAACTAATATTCTTTAACCATACATTAACTACTTGACTTATTATTTATGTCTGATATATTACCAACTCCTTAACACACATTATATATAACTTATGACTAAAAAAACTGTATCAGTAGCTATATCTCGCAAGGCTTACGCTATATTAAAAGACAAAGCTCACCATGAAAGGCGGAGTGTTAACATATGGCTTGACTATTATTTAGAGAAAACATTTCCTTTGGAATGGGGTAAATTGCAAGACCCAACAGATTCAAAAGACCCTAAATTGCAAGCCCTGCTGAGCGATTGGGGTGAAGACTAACATTAATAACGAGCTGGGTAACCCCAGCTCAACACACTAAAAGAGGATAAATGACATGAAAACAGTAAACTCAATAAAAGCCATTATAAAGGCAATGAACAAAAAAAACGACGCTGAAAGAGCATCAAAAGTGCAGGAATTAACTGCACAACTATTAGACCTTGAAGCAGACATTCTAGAACAAAGAAGGGATTCATCCACAATTTATTGTGGCTGGGGTACACAGCACGACCAGCTCATAGATGAGTTAAACGAAGCCAAGGACGGCTTCTATGAGTGGGACGAAGTAAAGGAGGAAATTGTATGGACAATGTAAGCGTCCCAAGGGACGCAATGAACACAACATGCGTGGTGGCAGGTATAGACATGGACGTAATTTACACCTATGAGCCACCAGATTATATAGGTGCTTTAGTACACGGACACCGTGGGCTGGTTGAAATTTACGCTGTTATGAACAGCGGTGTGGATCTGATCTTGGTTTTAAACGAGGAGACCATAGGAAATGTTGAAAGGCAGTTGATGGAACAACATGAAGAAAACAACGAAGACCGAGATTATTATTGACCTTACCCGTGCTTATGGCACGGACTTGAAACGCATACTGGAGAGATTAAGATGACACCAAAAGATAAAAGAGACTACTTAGAGCTGTTGATCAAGGCGATTGTAGATCATGATGAAGATTTTAGCGTTGATATGCATACAGGAGCTGTGTGCTGGGAAATGGAGACTAATCAAACGGTATACTGCACACCTGCATGGGTATACATCGAAGACCCAACTTTAGAGTTGCCTGATGATGGTGCGTTTTATATTACCTTTGATTGGGTAGAGGATGATAGGGATAAGAGTGTGACCGTGTCGTTTTACACAAGCTACGACAATATAGAAAGCGATCTGGCGGACTATATGTATATATTGAAATCTTGGAGGGAGTATTTGAAATGAATAAATATGAAGAGTTAAAAGAAAGAGCGAAGCAAATAAGAGCAAGTAAAAGCCATTGGGCATCAAGCCAAGATGGGAGTTACGAAATGGCATTGGGCGAAGCTGGATACTGGAAGCTATTGAAAGAGATAGAAGACTTAGAAAAAGAAATTAACGGAGAGATACAATGAAGTACGAAGTGCAAACAAGATTTGGTGACAATTGGGAAAACGTGTGGCATGACGACACCACAACCCTAACATACTTTGACACCGTAGAAGAAGCCCTACAGGAAATTGACGACATGATCGAAGAGATGAAATTGCAGGGGATGGATTATGATCGTGATGATTACATGATCATGCCCGTAGCTAAACTAAAAGACCTAATTTAAGGGGGAGTAATGACGAAGATGCCTCTAACTAGGATGAAATTCACTAAATTCTCAAGGCTTAAATTCGAGGAGATTGTATGCAGACACTATAGGAACGTATCAAGAGATTTAAGAAAAGAGGAAGGGGTCAATCTGACCCTCTATTATAGCCACACTAGACATATAGCCACATGGCAAAAGAAAGGTGCGTGGATGGAAGTAATAATTTAAACAACATCGGAGAATAACATGGACAATAAAAACTTATTAGCAACAATTACACTAACAGTTATTTTTACTTTCGGCTTAGGCTACGTAACAGGGCAACAAAGCGACACATCTAAGGTAACTATACATAAGACAAGATCGGGGATGTTTATCGTAGATGATAGCCAGAACGGTACAAAAGGCAAGATGGACAGCAAAATTTATGAGGTCTTAGAACTTCCGACTAATCGTAAGAACTTTCAAGAAGGGGATATCTCACAATGAACTGGAAACAAGAGCTAGAAAACGAAATAAGGTCACTCGGGGAGGATATCACCTCCCTTGCTACAACCCTAACCGAAGAGGAGATGACAAGAGAGTTTAATGGAGAGAGTTATGGACTATGTTGGGGCGACTCCTTTACAGCATGGACAACTAATTATGTGTACTTCCCTGCAACATACGATGGCATGGAGTGGGTTGAGAGTGTGCCTAGAGATCCCTGCATGAAGAAGACACACCACATAGGCGGTTAAGATGAAAGTGCTAAGTCTGTTTGCAGGTATAGGAGGGTTTAGCCTTGGGCTTGAGAAGACAGGAGGGTTTGAAACCGTAGGGTTTGTGGAGTGGAATAAGGAAGCACAGACCGTGCTGCAAAGACATTGGAAAAACGTGCCTATATTTGGAGATATCAGGGGGGTAACACGCTCCTCATTATGGGAAGCAGGGATCAAACATGTTGATGTACTTACAGGGGGGTTCCCCTGCACAGACCTTAGTATTGCAGCAAAAGGATCGCATAAAGGTTTAGAGGGTGCGGAGAGTGGATTAGTCCATGAGTTCGGAAGACTGGCTAAAGAACTACAACCAGAATGGGTGTTGATAGAAAACGTACCGCAAGTAAAGAAATATAGAAAACAATTAGAGGATATTTTTAATGACTACAAACTCACTTATACAGACACAGATGCTCTCGACTATGGAGCTTATTGCAGAAGAAAACGGACGTTCATTATCGGACATCTTAGAAGCAGAGGTGGACGAGAAGTATCTTTTAAGCCAGAAATCTATAGACAGGCTCTACGCTCAAGAGGGTGTGAAGACTCTGCACCGATGTTGTTACCTTGGAAGGGTGGGGTCTCTCTTGAACGCTTATCCTCTTGCATCATTGAGAATACGGAAGCTAACGCCAGTAGAATACGAAAGGGCATTAGGGTATCCAGAGGGTTGGGTGACGGAAAGCTTTATCTAATGTTGGGTAACAGCTTGTCACCTTTAGTCACCGAAGTAATCGGTAACGCTATATTAAGAGAACTACTATGACACCACGAGAACTAATGAGAGATTTCCCCCACTATACGTTTGCAGTACATGACAAAAAGAAAGGAGTGCCTTTGGAACATGGGACTATTCCTATGAGCGTATATATAAGGTATGAAGTAGATAAAAATATGCTGTATGTTGACTCACGTTTTATAACGCAGGAGCATTTGGTAGAGGAAGCAGTCATATGGCGGAAGTCGTCCGCATACTGTGGAACGCTCTTGAAACGGATATCAGCAGGGACTGGATATAAAGCGAAACCCATCTATTGCCTGGCATTTGACCTATCGTACGGTGAGCAAGGTGACGCAACATCACGCATACGCAAAAGAAAAGGGAGACCGCTACAAGTAGCCAACACAGCCAAACTAACCGCTAGAGCTAAAGAAGTAGCACCAAGGCTAAAGAGTTTAAACACACGACTAATGGAGTGGCAGAAAGCATATGAACACCTAGCCCTGTGGGACGACTTATATGAAGCGATAAAAGAGGCTAAGAAGTTCTATGAGGACAGTTACTCAATGCTAAGTCAGGGCAGACGGAAACGGATAATGCCTGAGCCAAGTCCAATAAAGACGATAAAGAAAGAGATCATATTGCCCAAACATAAGATATACAGCAAAGGTCTTGATGAACTCATAGCACGAGATACAGATGCAATATTTAAAAACATAAGGGAGTTTAGAACAGATGAAAAAGGGGTGACGACACTATACGAAAAGGAGTTCAGACCGATACTGCCTAGGGAAGAGTGGATCGCAAGATACGAACAGGGGACAACCCTGGACGGGAAGACAGTATACAAGCACTTGTATGTATTGGTAAGTGTATTAAAATCAGGGGCTTATGAGAATGAGGACATCAAAGACTATAAGAGAGACGTTCGCTTTGTACAGATGTGCCAGAAGCAAGTTGGAAAATCAGCACACCGCTGTGCATTCTTTGACTTAACAAAAAAGCTTGACAATGAAATCATTAACGACTAATCTGTTAAGCACGTTGGGACTATCCCAACTGATATTAATACTGCTGTTAACACCCATCGATACGATGGCAAGAGATAAGTTTACGGCTAAAGCTCCGATAAGTAAGCATTGCTTACAACTCGGAAGACAATACCGCCATGCGGTAAAAACGAATAACCCCATCCGCCACTTACTGGCGGAGAAACTTTGGAAGGAGTGTGGAGTATAACAAAAGCGAAGCATTGCATAGCAGAGCAAACTATAGCTGAGCCCAGCACAGCACAGGCTACAAAGTAGCGTATTAGTAATTCATGTAGTTATTAATGCGGTATTCGTACCACATAGCAAAGCACAGCAAAGCGAAGCGCAGCGAAGCTCAGCATAGTAGAGCAAAGCACAGGCTACAAAGTAGCGTACTAGTAGTTATAAGAGTTATTAGTGCGGTATTCGTACCACAAAGCCCAGCCCAGCAAAGTAGAGCAAAGCGGAGCCCAGCTCAGCAGAGCAAAGCAAAGGCTACAAAGTAGCGTATTAGTAATTCAAGTAGTTATTAATGCGGTATTCGTACCACTAAGCGTAGCGAAGTAGAGCACAGCAAAGCGAAGCGCAGCGTAGCAAAGTGCAGCACAGGCTACAAAGTAGCGTACTAGTAGTTCTAAGAGTTATTAGTGCGGTATTCGTACCACAGAGCGAAGCAAAGCAGAGCATAGCCAGGCTGAGCATAGCGCAGCAAAGCAAAGGCTACAAAGTAGCGTATTAGTAATTCATGTAGTTATTAATGCGGTATTCGTACCACTAAGCGTAGCGAAGCACTGCCGAGCGCAGCAAAGCCGAGCAGAGCAAAGCACAGCACAGGCTACAAAGTAGCGTATTAGTAATTCATGTAGTTATTAATGCGGTATTCGTACCACTAAGCGTAGCGGAGCAGAGCATAGCCAAGCTGAGCATAGCGCAGCAAAGCACAGGCTACAAAGTAGCGTATTAGTAATTCATGTAGTTATTAATGCGGTATTCGTACCACAGAGCTAAGCGAAGCCAAGCTGAGCTGAGCCAAGCAAAGCATAGGCTACAAAGTAGCGTATTAGTAATTCATGTAGTTATTAATGCGGTATTCGTACCACATAGCAGAGAGAAGCCGAGCATAGCCCAGCCCAGCTTAGCGTAGCAAAGTGCAGCACAGGCTACAAAGTAGCGTATTAGTAATTCATGTAGTTATTAGTGCGGTATTCGTACCACAGAGCGCAGCAAAGCAAAGCCAAGCCCAGCGCAGTAGAGCGAAGCAAAGCAAAGCAAAGCAAAGCCCCATAAGGGGATAACATTAACCATAACAGAGAAATAAAATGAAAAAATTAAATGTAAAATTGACAGGCACATCACCAATCTTATTATCAGCAGACAGACTTGCAGATCCACTAGATGAAATGACTATCGCCCACAAAGAACTTACATCTAAACGTAAGAAAACAGAAGACGATCACTATGCTATAGCAAAATCACAATGGCGTGGTTTGTTGTACTGGGATGATAAATTAAATGTTGTGCTACCTACACAAAACATAAGAGCTGCGATTGTAAATGGTGGCAAGCTAAACAAACTAGGTATGCAAATTAAACGTGGAACAATGATGGAGAACGAGCTATCTCCTTTAGATTATGGTAAGAAATTATCTATTGAACAATTATGGGAACAACGCTATTTAGATAGACGCAGTGTAGTAGTATCACAAGCAAGAGTTATTTGCTACCGTCCTAAGTTCGTTTCCTGGAATACTACCTTCAGTTTACTATATGATGAGAATGTATTGGATGTTAACCAGTTGAAACAGTCTATAGATAATGCAGGGATGTTCGTAGGTATCGGTGGATTTAGACCTGAAAAAGGTGGTACATTTGGTAGATTTACAGCGGAGATATTAGCATGATAACTGATAACGATACATACATAGAAGAAGTAGATAAACCTCATTTAAAAGTAGCTAACAACATTGCGAAGATGTTTAATTATGGGGATGTTGTAACAAACGAATGGTTAGCGGATAACTTTAAACTTAGATTGCCTACCTATGGGTCTAAGAAACAATTTGAGGCTTATGCTTTTGAGTTCTTAGGTATGTTAGAGGGAGTAAAGAAAAGCCTTTTAGAAGACCATAAGATGTATCTCACTAATGTGAGAGGTAAAGGCTACTTAATAGTAATGCCCAACAGACAATCAGATGTTGCGGTAGATAAGTTAAAAAAATCTCTATCCACTGAAATTAATAAAGCCTTCCGAGCAATAACTAATGTGAACGAAGCTCTACTAACTAACGAAGATATATTGAAGAAAGATTTAAACCATGGGCGAGTCGCTGCCATAGCAGCCTTTAGCCGACACAAATAATATTACGCAGTGCCCTACTCTCCAAGGAAATATCGCAACAAGGATGTTAAAGGCTACGCTGACGGCTTGAAGTACTATTGATGCCACTTCTATATTAACTGCAATTCATCTTGGGTATAGAAGATAGGTAAAAGGTGAGGGCTAATGTAAGCACTTTAATCAATAGGTCAGCATTTTAATTACTATGGAGGACTTATGAAAACAGAAGAACAGATAAAGAAAGCTCTCAGGAATAGAGAGTATAGAGAAAAGAATAAAGAAATATTACGGCTTAAACGTGTAGCTAAATTTGAAGCTAACGAAGAAAAACATAGATCAGAAAAGTTAGCCTGGTACTACAAGAATAAAGAAAAACAACTCCAGGAAGAAGAAAGTAGCCCAATGATGACCTTGAAGTCCGTTGCTAGACTAATAGGGGTAAGAGAAAATGTAGCACAAAAGATAAGTAAGACCGAGTCTTATAAGATGCCTAAGCCAAAGATGGCTAGGTGTGATGGTAGTGATTTATACTGCCGAATGGAGATCGAGGAATGGATGCCCTTTATACGGGAGGTAGTCGCCTTCTATTCAACAAAAAGAAAACTAATCAAACTCACAGGGGCTGCGGTTCACATTGTGAACTTCATGCAAAATAATAAAGCAGTCATATCTCATTGTGAAGACGAACGAAAAAGATTGAGGGAACTATGGGTCGAGACGTTGACTACGCACTAATATTACAAGTTTTATATAGTAAGGGCTATAGCCTAGCAAGCATAGCAAAAACAACAGGCGCAGCGGTGAGTACATTGTCCGCAGTAAAACAAGAATATAAAGCAGTACCTGCTGGATGGCACGGTGGATGGGAGGGTATGGCGATGCAAGAGTATTATCAGAAAGTAACGGGCGAAGATGCTCCTCGTATTGGGGACTACATTGAGATAGAGGGTGAGAAATGAAACTACACCAAATGCAGTATCCACTGCCAACAACCAGTGCCAGATGTATGGGTACTAACTGCAACCAGAAGAACCTATGTCAGAGATACCTGACCATTGAGATAGACACACAGAACTACGTGTGGCATATGGACGTAAAGAAAGAAATAGATGATGACGAGATATGCGATTTTTTTATTGAGTTTGGAGGGATGTGATGAGTAAAGATACAGAAGATAAGCTCCAAGATTTAGCAACCTACGGGGTAAGCTTTTCTAAAGGAGGAAAACGTATAGACCCTAGAGATGTTTATATATCTACTGAACCTGAGCAAGAGCCTGTGGCTTGGATGGTAGAAACCCATTTTAATAATGAGCCTATCAAAGAGTTTCATACGGTTAAACCAATGGAACGAGTTTATAAATATTGTATAGTTACAGAGTTATACGCAGCACCGTTAAAACCGTTAACTGGTATAGAGATATCAAACGGTTTTAAAGCTGATGATGAAGCCACACATCCCTACAGTTATTGGGCAGGTGTTGAATTTGCTGAGAAGCATCACGGCATTGGGGGTGGGGAATGAATAAAGTAAGAAAGTTAGCAGCGGAATGTAACATAAGAAGTGGTGACGTAGATAAGTTTGCAGCACATTTGTACCACGATGGCTACAGCGCCAAAGTTCGTGATGATGATACTGCAGCCCTTCGTGACCACTTTGCTGGACTTGCGATGCAAGGGGTATTAGCTATGGACGATGATATAGATTATAAATACATAAGTTCAGTTGCATACATCATGGCAGACGCAATGTTAGAAGAGAGAATGCTGGCAGAGAGGAAGAAAAAATGATTAGTTTTATAGAGATTATGCAATGGGGTGTAGGGTCACTCCTCTTTTTACTTCTTGGGGGTGTACTATTTATATGTACATGTTGCGTTGGAGCTGTGGTTTATTATATTTGTGTAAACAGTAAGGCTCTTTGTAATGAACTGCGGGAAAGACTATGACACCTAAAACTAGAGCCGATTATATTGCTAAGTTAGTTTTATATGTTAATGCCAGCATTTCGGTTTGTTGTTGGGGCAGTCTTCCAACAGGCACAGATTATTACGATACATATAATTCTTTAGATTTAATAGACGCTTTTGGTAAAGAAATGATTGGTGTAATCTTAGAAGCTCAGTACGGGTGGATTAGAGAAGACCACTTGGGGCAAACACATGTAGAGTATTTACAAAGTGAAGGATGGGAAAAGAAATGACAATTAAAGAATTGATAGATAGGTTAAGTGTATACCCAGAAGAGATGCGAGTTTTTATCGATGACGATATTTCTGTTAGCGAGATTACAACTAATACCCCATTTGTTAAATCTAAACCAATCCACGGGGGGTTTGCAGATACACTTGAAGAGACACTTGGTGTTGCCATAGGTGAAGAGATTTTAGAAATAAGGATACATGATTATGAGTAACCAAATAATACTAAACTACCGCACTGAACATGATAGATGGGTTATTGATTTTAATCATGAGCAAGAGAACTTTGGAGTATTTAAAGCCTTTTTAGAGCAGCTTGAATTTGATATACAACAAGATAATATAAAACGCCTGGTGCTATGTATGAGGCAAGATAATAAAAGTGTTTTAGCACAAGCAATTTTAGATTATATGAAAGAGATCAATGCACCTATTGATATGGAGAAAGAGTAATGAAAAATGATATAGAAGAACTACAAACAAAAGCAGATAGAGTACTAGATCAATGTAGTGTTTGGTTAGAAACAGGTGATGGTTCTTATGAAGCTTGCCTATCCTATTGTGGTTATTATGCTATACTAGCCGACATTTCAAAACTTGAACAAGGTAAAGAAGATGAGATTTTATAACTGTGATGAGCTTACTAAAAGAGCCAACAAGTATCGCATGATAGGAGTATTATTAACAGCCGTCCTTATTGCTTCCATGGTATTAAATGTCACTCTGTTGGCGCATTGCTAGGATAATATGGCACTTAAACAAACGAACAAAAACCGTAAGAAGAAAGTAAGCAACCCATTCCGAGCGAGGGAGAACTATGGGTGACGTTATTGACAAAGCAAATGAACAAGCCCAGTTAATACTGGAGAAACAAATAGAGCTGGCAAAAGGTGCTAAATTAGACATCTTTTCTAATGAATCTGGACAATGTTGGGAATGCGATTCTCCTGTTACAGATAACAGACGCTGGTGTTCTAAAGAGTGTGCTGAAATGGCTGAGAGGAGTGGATGGTGAAATGGGGATCCTTTATACTCCCTCCCATTAATCTTTTGAATTACCCTAAACAATATGGAGACTATATGATAAATGAAGAAACACATGTTAAACCTATATGGAAACCTAAAGAGATTCCAGCAGATGCAATGCAAGTAGGAGGAGATCACTACAAAAAAATGGGAATTCAACCTTGGGAGCTTATGGAAGTCGCTTTAAGTGAAGAGGAATTTATAGGCTACCTTAAAGGATGTGTTATTAAATATGCAATGCGTGATGGTAAAAAAGAAAATGCCCCTGATGATGCGGACAAAGCTAGGCACTACATGGCTAAACTCGCTGAGGTAAAAAGAGGTGTTTAAAAGAATTAAAGGGTGGTTTTGCCCGCCACACAAATGTACAAAGTTCAGGCAGTATTATGGTTTGAATTTAAAGATATGTGACGAGTGTAAAAAAGAAACCCCCTTATGGGAAGCAAACATAATAAAACATCAGAGATAAAGGAGAGATATATGGGATGTAGTCCATTTAAAAATAGTAATACTGGATATGGGAGGGAAATGTATCCAACGCCATCTTTAGTTGAAGAGACCTCTATAGACCCAAGGAGTTTATGGCGCATTAATGAATTTACTACAATAGGTAATTATATATTAGTACAAGTGTGCTACTTTAAGTGTAAGAACTATGAAGGAAATAAAATAATTTTGTTTAGCTCAAATAAAACAATAGACTCTAAGGGAGTAGAAAAATACATATCTGAAATAGATTTTTTAGATCCCCATTTTAGAGAAGGGGCTAACATCATAGCTAGGTTTGAACCTACAAATAAAGGTTGGAATATGGCACGGGCTTTTGTAGAGTACTTAACATCAGAGATAATAAAATGAAAGTAATAAGAGATAACCTATCTATATCAACAGCAGATATAATAATAGACCTACTAACATCTTGGGACGCATATCAAGAACATAAGTTTGATGAAAACGCTAATGAAAGTATGCCCTTAATGTTAGATGCAGCAGCTGCTAGAATGTACGCATTGGTTAGGACAGTGCGGTTTGCCACAATGGGTTTAATAGTAACTAATTTAATGTGGATTTTAAACGCAACAGGAGTACTACAATGGTAGACGCTGAGCAGTTAGACTGGGTAGAAGAACTCGAAGAAGATGAAGATGATGAAGGGGCGTACGTACTAGTAAGGATAGTAGAGAATGAATTAGGTATAGGACTTAGTGTACCAAATGACGAACCAAACGGAGACTACTTCATGCATGTTATCGACTCTCTATATAAAAACGCTACAATCCATGCTCTTGAAAACTTAATTGAAAGCTGTAAAAGAAGTGAAAGGAATGTATTAGCTAAAGAGATCCGTGCCTTTCTAGATACACCTAAAACTCTACACTAGGGGAAGCTATGAAAACCATACTATTTTTAATGTTGTTAATGCCCACACTATCTATGGCAGCGTCACTTATCTTAACGCCTGGGCAACCTATGCAAGCTATAGAACAGACAGCAGGAGGCTACACTATTATGGACATGGGGGGTAAGGGAAATACACTTATACAAAATGTGGGAAATATGGAGATCATTCACCACGGAGATTCTCCGGCAACAGTCATAATACATGAAGAGCCAGTGGGAGTTCCAACGCCGTACAACCTAATCGACATGACCGGAGAAGAGTAGTGACCCCAGAAGGAGTTATCAAGAAGCAAGTAAAAAGTATACTTGCTGAGGTAGGAGCATGGTATTGTATGCCTGTAGGGTCTGGTTACGGTAAGTCGGCTATCCCAGACTTTATAGTTTGTCATCAAGGATATTTAATAGCTATAGAAACAAAAGCTGGCAACAAGCAAGCGACAGCTATACAGGCTAGAGAGATAGAAAGAATAAAAGCAGCCAAGGGCTATGCCCTTGTGATAAATGAAACTAACATAGGACAGTTAAAAGAATGGTTATTATCGGCGTTGACATAGAAAGCTTTTACAGCAGAGACTACTCCCTTTCAAAAATAAGTACACAAGCATATGTAGACCACCCACACTTCGAGGTTATCGGAGTTGCAGTAAGAGTTAATGACGAACCAACTGAATGGTTTAGTGGCACGATGGAAGAGACACAGGTCTGGTTAAGTAAGTTTGACTGGGTAAATGCTTGGGTCTACGCACATAATGCCATGTTCGATGCGACTATATTGACATGGAGGTTCGGTATAAAGCCTAAGTTGTGGATAGATACATTATCTATGGCTCGCGCTGTACATGGTACAGAAGTAGGTGGATCACTAGCTAAACTTGCTATTCATTATGGGCTAGGTGAGAAAGGCACAGAGGTTGTCAATGCGCTAGGTAAACGTAGGGTAGACTTTACTGAGGAAGATTTAGATAAGTACGGAGAGTATTGTATTAATGATGTTGATCTTACTTATGGGCTGTTCCTAAACTTAGCACCACATTTTAATAAGACCGAGATGAAGCTTATTGACATGACCATACGTATGCATAGTGAACCCCAGTTTATCTTAGACATACCCACACTTGAAGACCATTTATACCATACTAAGAAACGTAAGGAAGAGTTGTTAAGTGCGAGTGGTATAGCTAAAGAAGACCTTATGAGCAACAATAAGTTTGCAGATATACTAAGATCCTATGGTGTTACACCTCCACTAAAGATAAGCCCCGCTACTGGTAAGGAAACTTACGCTTTTGCTAAGACAGATGAAGAGATGAAAGAGCTGTTAGACTTTCCTGATTTTGACGTTCAAGCTATTGTGGCAGCGAGGTTAGGCACTAAGTCTACATTGGAAGAGAGTAGAACAGAACGCTTTATAGAGATAGCCAATGCAGGTGGGGCTATGCCCATACCGTTAAAGTACTACGGTGCTGATGTAACAGGTAGATGGAGTGGCTGTGATGGGGTTAATATGCAGAACCTACCAAGATCATCACCTATTAAACATGCGATACAAGCACCAGAAGGTTATGTAATAGTAGGGGCTGACCTTAGTAACATTGAGTTAAGAGTGAGTTTATATTTTTCAGGGCAGATGGATAAATTACAAATTATTGCTGACGGTCTAGATTTGTACAAAGACTTTGCTGCCACTGCATTTAAGGTAGGTTATGACGAAGTTACTAAGGAGCAACGCTTTGTTGGGAAGACCTCTATTTTAGGACTTGGGTTCGGTACAGGCGCTGCTAAGTTAAGGGAGTCTATCAGAGCGATGTCCGGTAACGACATAGGCAAAGACGAAGCAGAACGCATTGTAAACTTATACAGGAGCGAGTTTGATAAGGTTAAGGCTACGTGGAATGAAGGCACTCAGGTGCTAAGAGATATGCGTGATAACGTCACTTCCAATTTCGGTGCTATTAACTTAAAAGTAATGGGTAGACAAGGAATACTATTACCATCAGGGCTTTACTTAAAATATCCTGACTTAATAGAGCAAGACGAGTGGACATACTCCAGCCATAGGGGTTCAAGACGTAAGATATATGGTGGTAAAGTCGTGCAAAATTGCATACAGAGCCTAGCAAGGTGTATAATGGGCGAAGCCATGGTGAGAATCACCAGACGTTATAAGATCGCCCTCACTATCCATGATAGTTGTTATTGTGTAGTTCCTAAAGAGGAAGCCCAAGAGGCTTTTGATTTTATCATTGGGGAGTTATGCAAGGAACCTAGTTGGATGCCAGGAATACCATTAGGCGCAGAGGGGGCATTTGGGGTAACCCTTAAAGAAGCAGGATAATAAATGAAAATACCCGCATGGAGTTTTAGTTCAATAAAATTATACGACACATGTCCTAAGAAGTATGAGTCAGAAAGAGTAACTAAAGAAGTGGGTTATCAGCAAACAGAGGCCACAATTTACGGCACAGAGTTGCACCTTGCTGCTGAAGAATATATCCGAGATGGTAAAGAGATCGATCCAAGGTTTAAGTTTATAAAGCCTTACCTAGACAAACTCAATGCCATACCGGGGGAAAAGTTATGTGAAATAAAGTTGGGGGTAAAGAAACATGAGGGAAGATTGGTTGCTTGTGATTTTTTCGATGATGACGTTTGGTTCCGCGGTGTGGCTGATTTGGTCATACTCGATGGGGATAAAGCTTGGATTGTAGATTATAAGTCTGGTAAAAGTGCTAAGTATGCGGATATAAAACAGTTAGCTTTAATGGCGGCCGCAATGTTTCTTAAACATCCAGAAATTAAAAAGATTAAAACGTCCTTGCTGTTTGTAGTATCTAAAGAATTTATAAAAGAAGACTTTGTTAAAGAATGGGGACTTGAGATCTTTAGCAAGTATGATGAGTTGTTGACCCAACGAGAAATGGCGTATAATTCAGGCGTCTTTAATGCTAAACCCAACGGTCTTTGTAGGCAATGGTGTGGAACATTAAGTTGTCCTCATAATGGGAAGAATAAATAATGCCTAAAACAAGTAAAGTAAAACTAGCTTATCAAGCTGAACGTCAAAAAGCTCCTGCGGAAGTAGCCGCTAGAGTGGCACGTAATAAAGCTAGACGTCATGCGATAGCCGCAGGTAAAGCTAAGGTAGGTGATGGAACCCAAGTCGATCATATAAGACCTTTAAATAAAGGCGGCAGTGCTAAAGATAGCAACACTCGCGTAGTGAGTACAGCAAAAAATGAAGGATGGCGTAAGACGTATCCAGAAATGTACGGAAAAAATAAAAAGAAATGATTATTAAAACGAGATCAGTTAGACAATTAGCTAGGGACGCAGGTCTCAATGAAGAGCTTATTGAACGTAATATAGAAGCCTTGTGTGATTTCACATGGCGTGTGGCAAAGAAAGAAAGAAAACAATGTAACAGTAGAGTGCGTAAGTGGTTGCTAAGCAATGAGCTAGTTAAACCCCCATTAGTAGAGTTACTAAAAGACGAGGATGAAGAAGAGTACGACTTCATTTAGAGATAATTAAAACGCTTCATCCCCGTAAGGGATTGTTAATAAAAAGGAAAACAATGGAAATTATAGATAATAAAGCGCTCGTGTTAAAAACACGAGACCCTGACAAGGTGACTCAGGTTATCCCTCAGTCTCATGTAGTAAGTCAAACACAAACCCCCTCGGGTATGGGCTACGAAGTAGCTGTTAAATGGACATTGGCTAACGCCAAGATATTACAGAACTTAGGGTTTAAGAACGTGCCGTCACCTATAGTGGGGCAGTACAACTGGCCTGGAATGTATAAACCTTTTGAACATCAAAAGGACACTGCGTCTTTCTTGACTCTTAATCAACGAGCCTTTTGTTTAAACGACATGGGTACAGGCAAAACCATGAGCGTTATATGGGCAGCTGACTATCTAATGACTAAGAAAATTATTAAACGAGTATTAGTTATATGCCCTCTATCTATTATGGACCCAGCATGGAGAGCAGACTTATTTAAAACGGCAATGCACCGAATGGTAGACATTGCCCATGGCTCCAGAGATAAACGCATTAAAGTCATTAAGTCTGACGCTGAGTTTGTAATTATTAATTATGATGGGATAGAGATAGTAGCTAATGAAATAGCTAAAGGGGGGTTTGACCTAATTGTATGTGACGAAGCATCGGCGCTAAAGACACCAACTACTAAAAGATGGAAGACTTTGAATAGCTTAATTACCCAGCACACTTGGTTATGGTTATTGACAGGGACACCTGCCGCTCAGTCTCCTATGGACGCCTATGGGTTAGCTAAGATATTAAGACCAGACTCGGTGCCTAGATATATAGGGGCGTTTAAAGACAAGGTAATGTTAAAGATAACTCAGTTTAAATATATCCCTCGTCCTGAAGCACAAGATATAGTGTACAAGGTACTCCAACCAGCAATTCGGTATACCAAAGAAGAATGTTTAGACTTACCAGAGTTAACCTATACAGAAAGAGACACCCCGATAACCCCACAACAGAGAAAGTATTATGATCTATTAAAGAAAGAGTTGTTGTTTGAAGCCGCAGGAGAAGAGGTAAGTGCAGTTAATGCGGCAGTTAAAATGAATAAACTTCTTCAGATATCATCCGGTGCAGCCTATTCCGATACAGGAGAAGTGGTAGAGTTTGATTGTTCGGTGCGATTAAAAGAAATGACGGAGATAATTGAGCAGAGCAGTCATAAAGTTCTCATCTTTGCAAATTTTAAACATGGCATAGTCACAATTAAACGGCACTTAGATTCATTGGGTATAACGTCCGATGTTATTCATGGAGGTGTAAGTGCAAACAATCGTACTAAAATATTTAACCAGTTCCAATTAGAGAAAGACCCACAAGTGCTTATCATACAACCCAAAGCCGCGGCTCATGGGGTAACACTACATGCGGCTAACACTATTATATGGTGGGGGCCTATAACTAGTACGGAGACTTATTTACAAGCTAATGCTAGGGTACATAGACAAGGGCAAAAGAACCCATGTACTGTCGTACACTTAGTAGGTAGCTCTGTAGAACGGTCTTTATATGCAAGCTTGACAAGTAAAACAGAAGCTCAAAACACTTTACTAAATATGTATAAAAATATATTTGGACTTATATAACAAAGTATGGTAACCTATACACAGCCTTACGAATTTCGTAAGAGAACCAAAGGAGATAAAAATGGAAACACAAGTAACTGCTGATAAATTAGTATCAGTCTACATAAAAATTAGAGATAAACGCAGTGCAATTTTACGCGCCTATGAAGAGCAGGACAATGTACTGAAAGAGCAGCAAGCAATGGTCTCTAACCAAATGCTAGAAATTATGAAAGAGGTCGGTGCTACTAATATTAAAACTACTTATGGCACAGTATCTCGTAGTGTTTCTACAAGGTTCACTACTAACGATTGGGGAAGTATGTATGACTTTATAAAAGAGCATGACGCCATGCATCTTATGGAGCAACGTATTAGCCAAGGTAATATGAAAAGATTCCTGGAAGAAAATCCAGATCAACTGCCCATCGGGCTTAACAGTAGCAGTACATATACAGTGTCTGTTCGCAAAGCAAAATAAGGAGTAATTGAAATGAAATTTGACGAGAATTTAGATGAGGGCTATGATGACCAGCTCACAGATGACCAGTGGTTGTCCACTGCGGAAGTATTGGCTCTGCTAAAGATAAGTCGCCAGACTCTGGCGTCCTTTAGAAATAAAGGGTTAATAAAAGCTTACCGTAAAGGCCTGTCGGGCACAAACATATATAACAAGGCAGAACTTGCTGACTTGATCGTAAAATCAAACACTATTAGGAGCGTATAACATGGCAAACGATATAGCATTATTTAGAGAAGCAGGAGCGACAATCCCAGCACACTTACGTACTGGCGCTTTAGATAGTTTAACCAAGAGCCTTATGGGTAGCAGTGGTAGTAACAAGACTATCTCTATCAGAGGTGGAAGCTTCCGTATGGTTGTGGATGGTCAAGAAGTTATGGTTAGTGAAGACCGTGCGCTTGATGTTGTTATTGTTAATGCAGCACCGCATATTAGCCGTACTTATTACGAAGGTGCTTATAAAGAAGGTGAGAAGTCCGCCCCTGTATGTTGGTCTAACGATGGTACTAAGCCAGATCCTTCTTCTGAAAGCCCACAAGCAAGTGCATGTGCTGTATGCCCAATGAATATAAATGGTTCGGGTCAAGGCACTTCAAGAGCTTGTAGATTCAATCGTAGATTGGCGGTTGTTGTTGGGTCACCTCATGAGAACAGTGATATTTACCGTATGGTTATCCCTGCGCAATCTATTTTTGGTAAAGCTGAAAACGGTAAAATGCCTTTAGGTGCATATGCTAAATTCATTGGGGGTCATGGGTTAACTATATCAAGTGTACTTACAGAGATTCGTTTTGATGCGAGTTCTACTGCACCTAAGTTAACATTTAGAGCGGCTAGGGCGTTAACTGTAGAAGAGATTGAAGCAGCGGGTGTCTTAGGTAGAGACCAACAAGCATTAGATGCGGTGATCTATAATCCTGTAGTAGCTGATAGTAACAAAACTCCAACTGCTGGTTATATCCCTGCACCTGCGGCGCCTGTATTCCGTGAAACTAAAGTGCAAGCCGCTCCAGAAGTGGAGCCTGTGGTAAGGGAAAAGAAAGCCGCTCCTGCTCCTGCTAAGGATCTTGCTGATGTTCTAAGTCAATGGGGAGATGACGAGGACTAAGTTTTATCCCAGATAGGGGGTGATAACACCCCCTTTTTTAGCACTAATTTATACGGGCATAGAGCTATGACACGGAGAGAATTTTTTGACATGATGTTTAGCCCATCGGGCTACATTAATATAAGAGGTCTGTACTACGATCAGACCCGCGGTAAACCTGTCTCTAAATTTTTCATTGATTTTGATGAGGCAGACGAATATATAGAGCAACTAGTAGCAGATGGTAGAGAAGCCTATTTTGCTACGCCTACATTTGTAGATAACACCAAGCAAGCCACAGTATCTAATATCGCATATCATCGTTCATATTTTGTGGATATTGATTGCGGACCAACTAAGTTTTACAAAAGTAAAAAAGAGGGCATAACTGCCCTGTATGCGTTTTGTGAGCACACTGGGTTACCTGTACCGATGCTAGTAGATTCAGGTAATGGCATTCATGCGTATTGGATGCTGGGGGAAGATGTACCTTATAACCTATGGAAGCCTGTAGGTATTAGATTAAAAGAGCTTACCCATGAGTTTGGGTTTCAAGTTGATAGTAGTGTGACAGGGGACGGAGCACGTATTTTACGAGTGCCTGATACCGTTAATACAAAAGATCCTAGTAAGAGTAAAAGAGTATATATAAAAACAACAGCGGAGCCTATATCCTTTGCCGAGTTTTCACAGATTGTACCTCCAGCTATTACACACAACACTCTAAACTTAGGTCAGACAGATGATTTAACAAAGAGTCTTATGGGTGGTGAGTATCCTCCTAGTAAGTTTGAGATCATTCTTCGTAAAAGCCGTAAGTTCATTTCCAACCAAGAAAAAGTAAAGGTAGTCTCTACGGATAATGAAGGTAATGAATCTATTGTTTTTAAGAATAAAGTGTTTGAGCGTTGTGCAGGGTGCGCACAAGTGCTGTATGCGGATGAGCATCGCACTACATTAGAAGAACCTCTTTGGTGGGCTATATTATCTATAGCTAAAGCATGTACAGATGGAGCTGAGGCGATCCATACTATATCTGAAGGACATCCAAATTACACCGTTAGTGAGACAGAGGAAAAGTCTTCACGATTTAAAGGTCCTCGTACCTGCTTAGAGTTTCAAAAGGATAACCCTGATATATGTAGAGGGTGCATACATAAAGGAAAGATAACAAGCCCTATACAATTAGGTAAATACGTAGAATTAGCATCGCCTACTGACAACAGCATTGAAGACTTAGCACATGAGAGTCTACAACAAAATGTAACCATGGAAGCACCACATAAATATCCTTTTGGGTGGGCTAGACGAGCTTCTGGAGGTATTGTTAGACTTAGTATGGAAGTGCAGGACGGTGATGAAACACCGGAGCAAATAGAAGATGTTATTTATGAAAATGACCTATGGGTTAAGAAGCGTTTAGACGACCCACATCATGGAGGTTCCTCCATACAGATAGTACATATAGAGCCGCAGGGCCCTAATGAGCCTAAAAAGGTTACAGAGTTTATAGCCCCCCTGACGGCTATAGGTAAGAGAGATAAGTGCCAGGAACTGCTTACATTCCATGGAGTGTATAAAGCTATTACCCCTAGAACATTAGGGTTATTACAAAAGTATTTTGAAGATTGGGTGGCGGAATTGAAAGACAAACCAGAACAAGCAAGAGCCAGCTTTGGTTGGCACGATAATAATACAAGTTTCGTTATGGGTAGCCGTGAAGTGGCATTAGATAAGGGCATCCTATTTAGTCCTACATCAGCGTCAACTGACGAAGTAACCCCTTTATATCAACGTGAAGGATCTTTAGACACATGGAAAACTATCGCTAATTTATACGCTAAGAAGGGCAATGAAGCACGAGCTTTTGTATTGTTTGTGGGGTTTGGTGCTCCTTTATATAACTTCTTAAATCTAGGTAGTGTAACGGTACATCTCACCAATGCAGCATCAGGTGTAGGTAAAACTACTGCACAGAAAATGGCAGGTAGTATATGGGGTGACCCCGTTAAGACTATGATGAATAACAAAGATACCATGAACGCTAAGTACCATAGATTTGGGGTGCTACGTCATTTGCCTTTGTTAATAGATGAGATCACTAATATGGATGGTGAGGCATTGAGTGATTTTGTCTTCTCTATATCTCAAAACTCAGGCAAAAACCGTATGTCCTCACATACAAATACCCTGCGTAAAAACGTAACCCAGTGGAACACCATAGCCGTAACATCAGGCAATAACAGTTTATATGACACTTTAAAACAACATAGAGCATCAGTAGAAGGTGAGCTGTATCGGATCATAGAACTCGAAATTGAAAGTGACGACTCTTTAGCAAAGGAAGAATCTGACTATTGGTATGACCAATTACTGCCTGAAAACTATGGTATGGCTGGAGAAGTTTTTATGACTTACGTTGTAGATAACCTACCTGAAGTTTTAGAGCTGTTAAAAGAGACCCAAAAAGAATTTGATAAGTGCGCTGGATTTACGGGTAAACAAAGATTCTATTCTGCATGTTGTGCGGCGGCTTTCACAGGTGCTATTATCGCTAAAAGATTAGGTTTGCATGACATAGATGTAGATAGCATTAAACAATGGGCTGTTACTACGTTAGGTTCTGTACAAGCTACAGTAAAAGAGTGTAGCTCCGAGGACTCGGTATCGATACTGGGTAGGTTTTTAAACGAGCATAATAGAAATGTTCTTGTGGTTAATAGCACCTCTATAGAGGTGGGTAGCGTGTTATTAAATGAGCGCCCTGTCAGAGAGGCAATGGGAGAGCTAGTGGTACGTATAGAGCCTGACACTAACCATATGTATATAGCGAAGAGCGCCCTAGAGCGATGGTGTGCAGAGCGAAGAGTACCTGTAAAAAGCTTCTATAATGAGATAGAAAGAAAGGGTATTGTATTGAGCACTAAGACTAGAAAACGCTTGGCAGAGAACACAGCTGCGGCTGGCGTACCCGTTCCTGTATTGTGGTTGGATACCACAAAATTGAGCTTACCAGAATTAAATGTTTGACAGACTTGCACTACATGCTAATATGTAGTGCGCTCATTAAATTTCTCTGTGTGTTGTGTATATCCTCGCCCCGTTACTACGGGGCTTTTTTATTGGCTTCTTTAGATATATCAGCGCCAATAGACAATATATTTCGTTTTACATCTAGCAACTCATCATACTGTTTTTTCTTTTGCGCTGTCGTTAATGAAGGATCGTTTATAGTATATGCCATGGCTTGAGTAAGTTTAGTCATAGCCGCTATTATTTTAGTCTCAGCTTTAGCCCCATATAAAAATGGCATATTTTCTGAAGTAGAGTATAGCGCCGCTCTTGGATCTCCTACTTTAAGCATATGTGTCATAGTGTTAGCAAACTGTTTAAACTTTTCTGCTTGGTCGTACACTTCATTTTGATCAACTAAAGAATTAGGATTAGTAACAAAAGCCTTAGCGTAAGGTACTGTTTCAGTCCAATCTTTATCAACTTGTTCTCCAAAACCTTTAGATAGTCCATTAGCAAGCATGTCGGCTACGGAGAACACTTCAGTGCCATATCCTGATAAAAGCTGTTTACTTACAGCCGGAGACATTCCAGTAATATCACTAAAAGCGTCAGAAAGATAAGACTTACCTCTACCTCGTTCTGTACGAACCAAGTCCTTAGACCCTCTACTCTCTATGTCAAACCATTCCGCAGGGTTTTTATCAAACATAGCCTTACCTGTAGCTGCTTCCAGAATAGGTTTTATAAATGCAGGGATAGGCAATGGAGGAGTTAACCCATTAAGAACACTATTAAACAATAATTCTTTAGTCCGTTCGCCTGTATCTAGGCCCATCATTTGTCGTACCATAGCTTCGGGTATTAATTTGAATGCAACACCTATTTCAAATGGAGAGGCTACCTTACCCATACGACCATCACCTAAGCCTGGAATTAACCAGTTGCTCATCCAATCACTAGCTTTGGCTTCTCTATATTCTTCTGAATTACTACTTAAAGTGTAGGCGTAAGCCATAGAAGCTAAAGTCATATACATCGCTCTAGTTCTAAATAGTTTACGTGCCCTAGCCGCATCAGCTTTGGACATGTTCATTCCGGTAGCATTTCGTAATATTACGTCCATGCCATTTAAAAATGAATTAAAGAAAGGCACTGATTGGTTTATCATACGAACAGAAGCATCACTACCTTGGTTAGCAAAACTCATAAAGTCCCTAGCCCTAGATACAGCGAAGTCATTTTGTTGTTCTTTAGTTAACCCTTTCTGTTTCTTAGCTTCCTCAAGAGCGGCCTTATAAACTTCCACCCTAGTAGCGGCATCAGCTGCTTCATGTATGTGTTGTAACCAAGACCATCCTTTTTTTACAGCACCCCTTTGCTTTTTACCCTTAATAAACTCAATCTTCTGATCAGCTAAATTACTTTGAGATTGTAAGACCCCTTTGTTTACTAATTCTTTGTACTCTGCATTATGGTTAGTAAGGATACTTAAGAAAGATCTAGCGGCGCCTATAGGCGTAACCAACCCAGTTTGAGCAGTAAAATTAGCCATAACTGGATCTCGCACTAATTGACGATACCAAAACATAGGGTTAACTAAAGCGCCTTTACGAACTACCATAGAAGGAGCTGTTATAAAGGAGGGTAAGTCTAATCTAGCTATATCTTTAAAGGCATCAAATAACACAGGATCATCGATAGCATATAAAACAGATTTGCCTTTACGTATAACATTAACTACTTGCTGGAACTGACTGCCTTTATTAGACGCTAACTCTCTAGCGGAACCATGGGCGGCTAACCACTTCAACGATGCAGTTTTATAGTTGTTTTCCATAGCAGCATCGACAGCAAAAGCATAATGCTTTTGTAGGTTTTCAAACATGTTTATTTTATGCTCACTAACGCCTTTAGCTTTAACTTTACCTATACCTTTTACTGCAGAAGAAATACTTATATTAGACTCGCCAATAGATTCTAGCTCTTCAGTGGACATATAGAGCGGAGCATACTGATACTTAGGATCACGCCATTCACGGGCTACAGTTGCGTCTATATTTCCTGTGCTTTCTAATAAGTCTACTAAAGATCGCATGACCTTATGCACATCATCTACAATAGCCTTAATTTCAGGCACAGAGTTCATAACCTTATGAGCATCAGATATCATTTTAGGAGTAATATGTTGAGCTACGCCTCCTTCCGCTTTTATCTTGTCTACCCTATGTTGATCACTTTCCGCTAGTTTACGTATTTCCTTAGCCGCAGCTATAGAGGTTTTTCTTTCTATTGAACCTTTAGCGAATGTTTTTGCAAAGTTCATTAGTTTAGTTGCGTCTGCTCTACGTTGTATTGCTCTGCGTTCTATATCTTGATATCTTAATTGATGCCCTTCATTAGCAAGCACTGTAAGAATACGTTCAACGTCTTCTGCTTTATATCCTTTAGGTAGGTCGTGAGAACGCTCTAGTATTTTAACTAAATTAAGTTTGTCTGATCGGTTTATAGTCAGCAATCCAGTACTAGAACGAGTAACATACCCATGCTCTATAGCACTACTAATAAAATTTCTACGTTCTTTGGCTTGGTTACGCAGTATACGTTCGTGGAACTCTCCGTTAGGTGCGATAGTCTTATCTTCCCTCGTTGCGTAGTCCAGCATACTGTCATGGGCTATAAATCTAGCACGTATTTTATTTAGCGTACGTCCTAAAGTAGTTTGACTATTAGCCGCCATTTGTGCTTTTTCTATATCTTTCGTACGTTGTTTCTTTAGTTCTTCTGCTTTAGGACTACGATCTACCAAAATGTCAGCCGAACGCAATCTACTTAATTCCGGCTTATCAGGGGTTATTTCTGAGTAAAGGACTTCTTCTTTAGGTAGAGGGTTTTTAGACTTATAGTTTAGGTGCTCTGCTTGTGGCACAGTAACTTTAGTTTTACTATCTTGTGAGGTTAGCTTATTAGGTATCGCTGTGTTATAAGAAACTCTATCTGACTTTTGTAGACGAATAACTACTGGAAACTCAGTAATACCTGCACGTTTTGCCATAATAGCTCGAGCTCTACCTTCGTGGTCTTGAACTTCCCCTTTATTATTGATATCCAAACTTGGCAAAATATCACCAGTGAATTTATGTGCGTCAAAAGATCCGTATTTATCAGCCCTTCTTTCGGCATCCCCACTAGATTCAGGAACCAAACTTAAGAAATGGTCTGGAGTCATTATAGATATGCCTGAGCGGGTCTTATCCTCGTGAGGATAATCTGCCATCTTTACTTCTTTTGCGTACTCTTCGTCAGATATATAGGGCCTTTCTACTTTTTCTTTTTCAACTTGCCCAGTTTCTGGTCTGCCTTCACGAACTCCTTCGCCACTGATTGGGGCACCTTTACCTTTTTGGAGAACTTCGGGTTGTGCGCCGCGGCTAACATTAGGTGTTGTTGCTTCAGGGATTTTGTTGGCATTTATTTGCTCCTGTTCATTGTATAAAGGTTTAGGGCCTTTTGTATCTTTCCCCCTACGTACAGGTTCACTAGGTAATAGGTTTTCTGTATGAGTAAGCAATTCTATAAAGGCATTATCGCGTTTAACCCCAAGCATGTTAGCTATAGATTGCGTGAACTTACCCCACATAGTTGTGTTTTCGTACTTGATCTTTTTAAGCTTATATTGAAACTCTGGGTTAGTTAACCCTTCAGACACAAACTCATGAACGTTTTTAAGGCCATATTCCTTAGCTAAAGTAGGGTGAATTTTAACTGTTTCATGTAATTTTTTAAGTCCTTCAACAGAGGGTTTTTGTTTCTGTGTGGGGTTCTCTATAGCATGTTGTACGTTAGCATGAAGTAATTCGTGCCCTACTGTGGCTTCGTTACCCGCATGATTTTTGTGCATGGTTATTGAGTGCGTAGATGGCTCATAAAAGCCCGCAGCTCTAGTATTTTTACCCATTCCACCAGATTTAATAGTAAGATCAGTAAGGTTTTTTGATACTTCTGCTATGTGCCTAATGATGGGGTTTTTACTTTGACTAAGAGCATCGATAGTCTGCCCCATGTCACTACTATGCACAGCATTGCGTAGGGGTTCATTTTCTTCAGCCACCCCCAAGTTTGTAGATATCCGACCCGATCTATCTATTTTTTGCGCATATCCATAACCCAAAGTCTCAGCAAAATCTACCCTTTGTTTATTAGCCTCCTCTGTGGACATGGCGTCTAATTGTTTATAAAGACTCTCTACAGCAGTAGGATCGATCTTCATATTTAACCTAGTTGCGGAGTCTAATATATTTTTTATAGCCGAGTGATGATCCGTATCGTTTATATCTAACTGCTTAAGCTGTTTATACTTAGCACTAGAGGGTGTTAAGCCAAGTGTATCTACCCAATGAGGGGTTTCAGTAACTTCAGGGGCTTTAGGAGTTTCAGGTTGTCTTATAGTCGGTTCTGCTATTTCGCCTGTATCCGTTTGGGTTACATTTTGCTCTTCCACGATAGGCGGAGTTGGCGCAACAGGAGCTTGTTCTGTCGTGGGTTGTTCAGGTATAGGAGTAACGGCTTCTCCTGTTGGTGGAGCTTGTTCTGTTGTGGGTTGTTCTGGCGCTGGGGGTTCCGATACAGGAGTAACGGCTTCTCCTGTTGGTTGTGGTTGAGCGTTAGCTGCATCTATAGCCGCTTGTTGTTCTGGGGTATAGCCTTGTTCATTAACTTCTGGTTGACTAACTTCTGGTGCTATTGGAGGTGGTGCTTCTGCTTCTGCTTGGGCTTGTTCTAAGGCTCCTTGTTTACCTGCATGACGAGATAACCCCATAGGCCCTGCTAATAAACCACCACCAACAAGATCCGTTTTAAGATTTTCCCAATACTCATCCATAGCTTCAGGAGAGGCCAAATCTTGACCAGTAGCAGCACGTTCAATAACAGCGGAACCAACATCACCAAACGCCATACCAGCGGTGTTTAACCCAAATTCTTTTGCAATATCCGCAACTTTAGAACCAACTGCGGCTTTACCCGCCTCTACACCTTTAGTTTCTACAACGTCAGCAATATATTTTTGGACATTAGGTGTTAGCAGCTCCTCCATGAACCGACTTTGTATTTTACCTTTAAGAGGACCTAAGACCCCAACACCCAAGTAATTAGTGGCTGTTTCTGCTGCTGCCGCAGGTAGATGAGGCATTACTTCAAAGTCTTTACCTTGTTCATCGGTTCTTTGAGCCATGCTACCTAATGCTTGAGACCCCATAGTTCCAGCAAGTAAAGACGGAGCAACCGCTTCGGGTGCAAGAGCAAGACCAGCGGCATAAGGACCAATCCCACCAGCTACTTGTCCGGCGTAATAAGGAACCTGTTTATACCAAGCGTCTGCTTCTGTAGGAGCTTCAGCTATCTCCCCCGCCTTTTGTTCCCACTCTTTACTTTTTTCAATACCAGATGTGCCAAGTTGTTCCAATGAAGGAAAGCCCATAGCCTGTCCGGCGCCTTGTGCCATCTCCGACCCCCCTCTAAGAAGAGTACTTCCAGCACTTATAGCCGCGCTTTTAGCACTCGGCATAAAACCCATTTTTTCAGCGTGAGCTTGTGTGGTAAAATCTGTATCAGGGTCCGCTTTACTTGCTTCTGCAACGGCTTCTTCATCTGACATAGTGTCAGGCACATGCAATATACCCCCATTTAATAAAGGCACATTTCGTATTCCTACCGCATCAATACCTTGAGCTCTAGCTTCAGCAATAGCTTGCTCTTTAGACATACTTACAGGAACGTGTAGAGTACCCCCATTTGATAACGGAATGTCATAGGTATTTTCTTGAGGAGCTTGCGCTTGTGAAAGGCGTCCACCTAATATATTAGATAGGTAACCCTGAGTTTCTTCGGGTATGGCAGACATCCAGTTGTCCCCTGCTTTTCGTATAGCTTTATTGAGGTTTCCTTCCCCATAGTTATAAGCAGCAACAGCTTTAGTTATATCGCCATTATAGTATTTAACCAACCCTGCCATTTTTTTACCAGCGGCATTAATAGAAGCATTAGGGTCTCTAGGGTTAATACCATACTCTTTAGCAGTTCTAGGTATAAATTGTAAAATACCAGTAGCACCACTCTCTTGATTTACAGCATTGGGGTTGAACCTACTTTCTTGATACGCCATAGTAGATAAGAGCCCATTAGGCAAACCATACTGGCTTTCAGCTCTTTGAAATGCTTCATCATAACTAGAAAGAGGAGCTCTAGTAGGCGCAGTGGTTTCTTCTTGAGGTAGCGTTGGTAGCTCACGGGATATAGGCGCAGGGGCAAACTCCCCCATATTTAAAAAGGCATCTAACCCACGAGTGCCCGTAGATGTAGCAGAGTTAGAGGCGTTAGTAAAATTATCTATTGCGGTTTCGTTAGCCATGCTACATCCATCTAGTAAATTGTTGTTAAGTAATTATACCCTATTGTGCAGGAGGAGCCGAATATCTTATATTACCTAAAGGCTGTCCTAAAGGTTGTCCTGAAGCCTGGCCTCCTTTCGCAGGATTTAAATTCCCTAAAGGGTCACTAGCTAGGTTTCGTATGTATTTGTGAGCTAACTCTATCTTAGCATCTGGAGGTAGATTCATTGTTGTAGGGTTGGTTTGTATTTGTTCTAAAATATTGGTAGCTATAGTCTGCATCTTAGGATCATTTTCATACGAGGCTTTCAGTTTAGTTAATACATATTCCTTATCAGCGTTCATTTGAGCTATTTCCATTGAGGACTTATTATGCATTTGCTCTTTTAGAAGGTCTACATCTTTCCCATATTTAAGTTCAGCCCATTTAGCAGCTGACGCCGCTGCCGCTGTTTTTTCAGCGTTCTTTTGAGCTAAGTACAAATCAGCGGCTTCTCTATCACCAGTCATAAGAGCTTTTTTCTGCGCCATTTGTAATGCCATTAAATCTTTATTTGCTGATTGTTCGTCTTTAGCACCTTGTTGATACCCCGATACACCTGATAATAACCCTGCACCCAACGCTTGCCCAACATATGGAGTCTGAGCAGATAACATACCTCCTATACCTTGAGTTAATGCAGTACCCCATTTATCTTTATTAGCCCCTCTAGCTAACTCTTTAGCCATAGCTACTTCTTCAGACATGTCAGCTTCAGGACCTCTAAAAGCTTTAATAGCCTCTTTTTCTTCATAGGCAGTTGGTGAGGCCTCGTTACGTGCTGCTGAACTAGTTGGACTTGCTTCATGTACTACATCACCTTTACCTACTGGGGGTTCACTGTATTTAGGCGTTGTAAATTTGTTTAACATAGGAGCAACTGCGGCGTCCGCATCATACGAATTAGGGTCCACCTCTCCTTTAGATATGTGTTTTTTTAATGACGCTATACCTTGATTATCTGTAGATTTTTCTTTAGGTTTTGCTTCAGGTGCAGGAGGAGTTGGGAATGTAGGGGCGGTGGGATCCATTGGCAATGGCTCTTCTGACAGTTGTTCTTCGGGTCTGTCCGCTCCATACAGGATATCTTTACCTAAACCTGAAACCTTTTCGTAACCTTTCTTAGCTACTTTCTTTATAGTATCCCCTGCTTGTGAAAACCCACCTGCTAAACCTTTGTGGTAATAGGTAGAAAATATACTAGGATCTAAAATTCCTGTATCTTCTTGAGGGGCGTCTAGAGTATTTAAAGGGTCCTCTTGAGTAGGACCGCCTTGTACAAAATGTCTGACCTCACCACCTTGAGCCAATGCAACTAATCCACCTGTAGCCGCTTGTTGTGGAGCTGAAGTATTTTCAGGAGCTACGCCTATTCCTGCACCTCGCATTGGGTCTACTTGTTGCATAGCCATTTGGTTCCCACCTACTGAAGGTAGTCCTTGTGGTGAAGTCTGCGCAAACTCACCTAACTTTTGCTCCATTACAGTCTTTTGTGGAGCTTGTGGGTGTGGAGCCCTAGCTTGTTGTTGGTATTGGACCCCCATACCTATAGCTAATAACAGAGGAGAGTCTTTTGGTAGCCCTTGTTTAGCCGCCTCTATCTGCTGTGGGGTAGCTGTTTTTGCCCAATCAAAAAGCTGGTTATTTTGCTGGATATAAGATTGATTAGTTACTGGAGCACTCATTATTTCACACCTCTTTTGCTTACTTTACCGTTTTTAATGAGTCCACCACGAGCCCAATTAGCTGGAGTACCTGTGGTTTGAGTTGTTGAGGGTCCTGAAACTGGCATGCCTTGACCTGATGCGGCATTAACAGCCCCAGCGTTAGCTTGGTTAGTAAAATCAAGGGCATTCTGAGCGGTTTGTTGGTTAGCATTGACGCCTGCTTGAGACAGCGCTTGTTGAGCTTGAACTACTTGTCCTTGAGCTCCTAAGTTTGCTAATCCTGCTTGATTTGCCGCTGTGCCTGTATTTGTTAGACCTGAGGCATTTTGACCAACACCTTGAAGTGCAGAAATACCTTGTTGGTTAGCAGTTAATCCCGCTTGTTGGTTTGCTTGCCCTGCTGCCAACTGATTTTGTGCGTAAGCGTTATTAGCTGTATTCGCCGCACCAGCATTTGCCAAGTTAGTCTGTTGTTGATTAGTTGTGTTCATTTGCCCAACATTAAAGTCCATACCTTGGTTTGCTTGTTGAGCTTGCAACTGCTGTTGAACAAAATTGTTGTTAGCTAAGTTTTGAGCAGATGCGTTGAATTGAGAGGCTGCATTTTGAGCTACTTGGTTTTGTTGAGCCGCAGTTAACTGCCCTCCATAGTTTACTTTAGCAGCATCGAGAGCTTGTTGAACATATAGTGCACGTTGTTGGTTAATTGCAGTTTGGTTTTGTTGAGCTGTTTGTTGCGCAGCCGATAAGTTAGCCTGCCCAGCTTGTAACCCTAGACCTTGTTCTGCAGAGAACTGCCCCATACCTGACTGATATGCTTTTTCTAACCCTTGCGCTTCTATATCACCTAGTCTCATAGCTTGGTTACGAGCTGCTTCAGACCTTTCAATAGCTTGACGAGATCCACCATAAGCACCTGCAGCTGTAGCTTGTTTGTTTAACTCTTGTAGTTGTTTAGCGTAGTCTCTATTAGCTTCTCTTTTTTGTATGTCTACTACGTTTTGCATGTAAGGAGACATATATTGTGCTGATGTGCCTTGATCTGTCCAAGACTTAGGACCTTGCATTTGGTTTAAATCAGCTAGGGCCGCTTGGTAGTTTTGCGCGCTTATATCAGATGGGGCACTCATCATTGCGGCTTTATATCTTTCTACCTGAGCTTTTTGAGCAGCTATATCACGAACGCTAGATCTATCTAACTGAGCGGCTTGCGCATTAGCTACGTCTGCTTTATTGGCAGAGATATCAGTAGGTTTGTACTTCGCTGCTTCTTCTAAGCCCGCTGAAGATCTTCCGTACATATCTGTTGCGGTTTTAAACTGCTCTGGAGTAGTTAGGTTTCTAGCCTTTTCTTGAAGGTCTAAAAAATCTTGGTTTGTAGACTTATACCCTACTATAGTGCCGCCTACAATACCGTCTTTCCAAACAGGCTCAGTATCAGCAGTTACAGATGTATTTGCCGTACCAATAGTGTTTTTTAAGTTAGCGTCCGCTGTGGCTTGTTCTGCTGTTTTAGGAGGGGTGGTATCTACATTAGGGTACAGTTTTTTTTGAGCCGCTGTTATAGTAGCCCCACCAGCCGCCGCTTCTGATAAATATTTAGTATAGTCTTCAGCCGACTCTGTAACCCCTCTAGGTCTAGGTTTTTCCATCCCTGTTTTTAAGTCTATAGCGCCCTCATACTTATTACCTGTAGAGTCAATATAGTTCTGCATAAAAGTCGTATTCGCTGGATTAGGAGCGCCCCCCAAATCTATTATTTTTTGTATGCGATCCGCTTTTTGTTTGGGGGTCTCCCCCTTTACTGCGTTTTGTAGTTTTGCAATCTGCTGTTTTACAGTAGGTTGTCCACCCGCTGCATAGCCTTGTAAGGACATTATCCCACCGCGAGCCGCTTGTTGTTGATCTGCGGAGGGGGTAACTATAGGAACAGTAGGAACAGTAGGAACAGTAGGTTTAGTCCCTACAGGGTTTTCTGCAGATGGCGTAGGAGCCGTTGCATAAGGGGGAACAAACTGAGACTGTGTGGGTACTGGATTATACCCTTTCCTAAGCATGTCATTCCAAGCCGCTGTTTGTCCAGCGCTAGAGCGTAGCATACTAGTAATTGGTCCGGGTTTATCCGCAGTTCCTAACATAAGAGCTTGGTATACTGGGTTCTGCCACGGCGACTGATTGATAGTCTGAGTAGATGTAGTACTTGAAGGAGTAGCTGGCGCACCGCCATAGAATCTAGGGCAGATGTAAGTAAAAAATAGTTTTGAAAGACTACTTGGTCTGAATATCATAGGGATTTACCTGTAATTATATATTTTTGCTTCATGCCGTATCGAGACCATAGCTTAACTATAGATTCACGACCAGCACCTTCTAAATAAGTAGCACCGTTTGACCGGAGTATGTCTTCAAATTGAGCCCATGTAGCTCTGTTAGATACTAGTTTACCACCAATAGCAACCACAAATCCAACTCTGTCAGCAGGTCTATTAAAATAAGACACAACTAAGGCTCCGTGTATAGTATTTTCTTCATCAGTAGCAACAATAAGCTGCCATGACCCTAGTGATACCATCACTCTTACTTCTTCAATATTGTAGTCCCCACAAGCATACTCAAGGGCTGCTTCTAAGAAATGCTCCACATGGTCCCATGTTTGGTTTACGTACTCTAGGGGGACTTGCTGTACTTTAAGAGGCATGTTTCTTAGCCGCTCCTAAGCCTTGTATGTTAACTGCTTCTTTACGCACTTCCATCATAAGGTGTCTTAAAAACTCTGCACCTGCTTTAGAGGAGCCATTACCCAAAGCACTTACTACATCAGCAGGAATAATATAGGCGCCATCTTTAAGGGGGATTTGACCTCCATGTGCCAAAGCCGTAAGACCTCCAGTAGCTTTACCAATGCTACCTAATGAAGATAGCGGCCCTGAAGGAGCCCCAAAACCTAAACCTTTTAAATTTGCCATACCCGCCTGATTTTGATTTGCAAAGTCTATAGCTCCTTGAGCGTTTTGTTGTTCTGCTTTCTTAGCGGCGTCTTGAGCGTCTACTATGCTTTGTCCTGCGTAATCGGTTACAGCTCCTGCACCTAATGCGTTAAGTCCTGTACTTAGTTGATCGCCTGTTATAGGGACTCCAGCTTTACTTATCCCAGATGCAGCACTATCTGCTAGACCACTTAAAGCCCCTCCTGATTCAGGAGTTGCTGAAGCTAAACCAACAGTGTTTCCGGCGCCTCCGGGGACATTAGTACCTATTTCTGTTAAAGAAGGCATAGGTGTTTGTGCGGGTAAAGGAGTCCCGGCAGTTGCGGGAGTCCCGGCTACAGGACTAGGTCCAGCAGCACCAGCCGCTCCACCAGCAACAGCACCAGTAGCTCCACCTAATAGGGCTCCTTTACCTACGTCTTGCCCTCCTGTCGCTGCGCTGGCTGCTCCCCCTGCGGCACCAGCAACCCCTCCAATTACAGCTCCCGTAGCTGTAGAACCAACTGCAGAAGTAAGGGGTGCGGCAACTGCCGAACCTAATCCCGGAGCTACCCCGCCAGTCACTGCGCCACCAACTCCTCCCATAAGGGCGCCTTTACCTACATCCTCTCCAGAGGCTGCTGCTTTTATTGCTCCTACACCTGCACCTACAGTTCCTCCAACTGTTATGCCTCCCAGTACAGCTGCTGTTGTGCCTGTTGCCGCCCCAAAGGTAATTCCTGTTCCTACCGCTGTTAACGCCGCTATAAGGCTCATTGTTCTGCTCCTATTCTTAACTGATTATCCAAGTACTCCGCCATTGTATTAAACGAAAGCACTTCAACTACGTTATTATCATCTTGTTCAGTACATGCGTGTATAGTAGCAAATTCCACTTCTTCATGCACATAAACTACACGGTGCGTTCCAGCTGGTGTTACAAACATATCAGGGGCAGTTACTTCTTGAGATTCACCCTCAGAGTTAAGCATTGTTATACGCCCTCTAAAAGCCACAGATATATGGTCTGTTTTGTGCACTCTTGTAGTAAAAAAGCACCCTGCGGGGACAATGATCCTACGCCCGTATAACTCTTTTGTATGGTAATGTTTTAGTGTAGTTTCTACAGAGGGTAATTCGCCACTGTCCACTTTAGCCTGTATACACACTGCCAGCTCATCAATAGAGTTTACGATTCCTTGGGTCTGAACGGAGTTCATGCTTTACCTTTTACTGCTCTAGCCAACATCTTTTCAGCAGCCAATTTACCTGCGTCTTGCTTAATCTGTTCTTTTTTACCATGCGCCGCTTGTCTTACTATAGGTAGCAGATTGTCTAGTAAATCAGCACCTTTTTCAGGATCACCAAAACCCAACATACGTACTAAATCAGGAGGTACAACAAACTCCCCATCAGCCAACCTAATCTCTTCTTCACCATCTATATTAGCAGGGATGTCATCAGACATGCCATCACCCGGACCATCTAGCATACCACCGTCTTCAAACCCTTGGATAACCTCGTGGCGTTGTGGAGTAGATGCTGGATAAGGTCTAGCACTGTGTATTTGAGATTGTGGGTAAAAAGCATTTGGGTTTATAGGCTGTGTATTAACATACCCCCCATTCGCCATTCCTAGCTCATTTTTAATTTCGTTTTGTTCATAAGGAACGTCTAGTTTTTCTATCATAGAACTATATTTAGGGGGCAACGTAAATGCTACAGGCACCCCTCCTACTGGCAACTGCACATTCATAGACCCCCCAGTAGCAGCACCCCTAGGCGTAATTATGTCTTTATAGTAGTTAAACTGTGTTTGAGTATCAGGGCTATTAAGGCTAGAAAGTGACGCTAAGGGGTATCCTAAGTCTTTAAAATATTGTTGTTGCTGTTGTTCATTAGCGTCAATTTGAGCTTGTTCTTGCTCAGCTTGTTTTTTATAAGCGGCGTTTTGCTGAATCATATCAGTAGCCGCTGTACCTAGTGCAGTGCCTGTGCCTACAGGGTAGAGTAAAGACTCCATACCTGCTTTATTTGTAAACATCCCTTTAGCTTGTTGTGTAGCTGCGGAACCTAATCTACTTGTAAGAGGGACGTCTGTAGTATTCGTCATTGCCGCGCCAACTTTTTCACTTGCTTCTACAGATGGAAACGTATTTACACTAGAAGGAATGGGTTGGCCCAATCCTGCTTTACCTGCGGTGTCTAAACCTGCTCCAGCGGCATCAAAACTACCTACCCCACCATAACCACCCACACCACCAGATAGTGCTCCGCCTATTGCACCAGAACCAAAACCTTTACCTTCAGCTGCGCTTGATACCCCTCCAAGTAAAGCCCCAGTACTAGCACCTACTCCTACTCCTGTTAGAGCCCCACCGCCTAAAGCAGCTGCACCTACGCCTCCTGTATACGCCCCAGCAATACCTATAAGTGCCGTTTCTAGTACTTTTTTCCAAGAAAATGCTTCTGGAAGACCTGTGTGTGGGTTAGTTGATACAGGGCCTAATAATGATTGAAGCCCAGCTAGTTCGTCTTTGCTTACGTGTATTAAGGTGTTATCGCCTTCACGCCCTAGAGCAGCTAAGCCTTTTGCAGTTGTGTTATATGCCATGATTAATCTCTATACAATTTTAAGGGTGCCAGCACTATTCCAAACATCACCAGAACTTAACCCAGTAGCGGAAGTTGGAAGGTCCGCAATATTAACAATCGTTTTATTCACTAAGGCACTAGCAGGGTCTATTATATGTTCTATAGAAGCTACAGGCTGTACGGCACCCGCCCCCGTTAGAGTAATCACAAGATCAGTACCACGTAAATGCCCCGGATTAGCTTGCTGTTGTATGTAGTAGTTCAGTAACCGTATCAAAGAGTTCATATACTGCACATCATACTCAAGCGGTGGCAGTGGAAGTACGTCAGGAGTTGGAATACTAAAGCCGGGATTTTTCATATTTACCTGCGCCCATCAGGTTGCACTTCGAGTCTAGGAGTTCCCAACTGCCACTTTATACCTAAATCTTCACTACCAATTCTAAAGGCTACCTGTCTACCTCTTAAGCGTATCCATATTTGATCGGTGTAATCATACACCTGAGTAGTCACTTTATTACCTGCAACTACAGGAGCGTCAGCAGAAGTAAAAACACCTTGCCCCGGAAAGTTTCTAGCAGATATAGTCATAACAACTGAAGGAGCAGGTACGGTAGAACCAATAAAGTCAACGTCAGGAATAACCCGCTTAACAAAAGAAAACTGATCGCCCTCACCAATATCAAAATCGGCGCTCTCTATATAACTTACAATCGCACTAGGAGGATTAGTTAACCCATTGTCCACACTACTTTCATGCTGCACCAACATACCATCAACAGTAGCCCAAGGAAGTCCCTGTATATGTGAGTCTAGCCACGCAGTGCGTTCCATTTGCCCGTAGTACCAAAGCTTTTCAAGGTAGTTGTAGATAACATAACGGTCAATGACTTCAGAGTCTGCAGAAGGATAAAACCACCAGATCTCATTGTACTTTTCATTAGTGCCAGAACATACTTGAGCTGATTGGTCGGTGTTAAAGTCATCAAATATATACTGTCTTAACGAACAAGGAAGCGTGTCTACACGCCCAGAATAAGCATAGAATTTATCAATACCCATCCAGTAAGTAATGCCGTTAGCCGTAGTAGCCGCATTTGGAGAAGCTATAGTTATTTCAGCAGAGACGAGATTAAACCCGAATATAAAAGGCTGCCCTTGATACTGCATAGAGTAGATAGCCGAGTCTGTCCAAATTAAAACTTCTTTACGTGTCTTCTCTGAGGTAACTATCTCACTACCATTAGTGAGCCTATAAAATCCAGCAGTGTTTGTTATATCTGCAGGGTCCCAGATAAGTGGGTTTTCTTGGTCGCACCATTGTACTAATAGAGGGTCTCTCACAGCGTTAATCGCTGTTCCTGTAGTGGCTCCTGAGCCCGCCCCTGTAGCTATAAAGTACTGCCCTATTTCGTTTTTAGCTGCACCAAGAAGTGTAAAGTCTGTAGTTCCTACACTATCAATAACATAAGCTGTTCCTAGTACAAAACTACCTGCAGAAACAACAGGAAGCGTAGGGTCATTAGTCCCTAGTACAACAACATGGCGCTCTTCAGTAACAAACACCCGAGTACCCACAGCAGGAGCAAACCCATCAGTTCCCCCCATAGCACGAATATTAATCCCACGACCTGTTATTTGACCGCTTAAAGTTACATTAGACCCTGCATAGTAATAGATAGGGCCGTACTCAGCATTAAAGAATAAGTCTTGCCCAAAGGTATCAGCACTCCACAAACGAAGTTCGTCTTCAATTCCATTACTTTGATAGGGGGTATTCCACCCATGATTTCCATTCCAAGGACCTGCACCCCAACCAGCACCAAAACTAGTAGTGTTTAACCCAGTAGTTGCTTGATAAGCCGCTACAACAGGAGCAGAGCCGCCACCCGCAGTTACTGAAGTAGATTGAACCCCTGTGTCTATATTGATATAAGCAGCATCAGTGTATTTTATTTCGTATTCTTTATTAAGGTCATCTACTGTATAAGGACCGAACGCCGTAGCGCCACTAAAAGTTACAAAATCATTAGGTGTTGCATGGTTATATGGAGAGTCTACTGTTACCCAAGAGCTTGTTACCGGAGTGGTTGCACTATGTGCAGCGGCAG